GGCGAGTGGGCTGATGCTGAAGGGATCCCAGTTGCCTGGGAAAACGTGCCTTTCACACCGCCATCTGATGGGCTCTATCTTGCTGTCCATGACATGCCCGCCACACCGCGTACGCTGGACCTTGGTTTGCGCTGCCGCATTTATTCAGGTGTATACCAGATTAACGTTGTGGCCCCTGTCGGCATAGGCCGTACCGATGTTGTGGCTCTGGCTGACCGCGTGGCTGAATTGTTCCCCGAGGGGCAGGAGATTGAAGGCAGGGGTTTTACATGCTGGATAGACCAAACGCCTGGTGTTTTCCGTGGTATCACTACATCTGTCTCTTATACCGTTCCCGTTAGTCTCAATTATCGAGCTGATATCTCCAGCTAATCCTTGCAACCTTCTAAACCTGACCGGCTCTTTGCCGGTTTTCCCGTTTCTAAAGGAGTAACCAATATGGGCTTTGCATTGCCTAATGGCGCCCACGTCTATCTGGCATCGGGCTATGGCCCAGCCATTTCTTTCACCGGGGCGACGAACGCCGAAAACATGGTAATCACCGTGAGTGAAGCGGACGCACTCAAGGTGGGTGATATTGTTCATGTGAACTGCAACTGGTCCGGTGTTGATAACGTCATTGCAAAAATTGATGCGATTGCCGAAAGCGCCGTAACTCTTCGCAATATCAATACCACCAACAAAAACAAATATGCCGCTGGTGGCGGTACCGGTTCGATCCGCAAGGTGCTTGAATGGACCGAGCTGCCGCAAATTACTGAGGTGTCGAAATCTGGTGGCGATCAGAACACCACACAGATTCAGTTCCTGAGCGACGACCGCCAGCGAAACCTGAATACCTATAAATCCGCAGTCTCTCAGACCTACTCGATCGCTCACGACTCAACTCTCCCGGTATATCCGTTGCTGCGCCAACTGGACGAAGATGAAGAGACCGTTGCGGCTTACATGTACGTGCCGAAGGCGAAGGAAAACCGTTACTGGGCGGCCACGGCGTCCTTTGACGATACGCCAACTACTGCGGTTAACGAGGTAGAGACAGTAAGTGTGGTGCTGAACCTGCAGTCACCGGCGATGACGTTCTACAAGGTGACTGACGCTGCTGCCTGACCCGTCAGAGCTTTCACTATTCCATGCCTCCCGTAACGGAGGCTTTTTTTCGTTAAGAGGTATCGATGGCGACCAAATTCACCCTTCAGCCCAAACCCACATTCAAGGCCAATGTCTCGATCCCCCGCGCTGGCGATGAGGATGGCGTGCTGACCTTCACGTTTAATCACAAGCCACTTAAAGAACTGGCTGACCTCGAAAAACTTGAAGGTAAAACCGCCACTGATTTTCTGATGGAAATCATTTCAGGCTGGGCACTTCCCGATGCATTCAACGCGGAAAACCTGTCGGTGCTGCTGGAAAACTATCCGGCGGCGATGAAGGCCATCCCGGAAACCTACTACCGCGAGCTTATGGGGCAGCGTGAAAAAAACTGATAGCGGTTGCCTCTGCGTTCTATACGCCTGCTCCCACAGCGGCAGACCTGGCGCCTTACGGGCTTACGCCGGATGACTATGAAGATAATTTCGTAGATGTCTGGCCAGATATCTGGCCTTCATTCCTTGTATTTCAGGCTGTCAGCACGCAATGGCGAACGGGAATGGGCGGCGCGTCCGGGCTCGACTATAACGTTTTGCCCTGGGTAATGCGCCTGCACCACGTCGACGACGAGGCAACCGCGCTTTCGGACATCCGGGTGATGGAAAGTGCTGCGCTAAAAATTATGCATAAAGAGAGGGCGGAATGAGTAACGATATCGCCACGATTTCCCTGCGCGTAAATACCAGTGAGCTGGAGCGCGGTAATCAGGCACTGGATCGCTTTCAGGAGACCGCGTCCGCCGCGGCAGGTAAAGCGGATGACCTTAACAGTACGTTCCGCACCGGTATCGATAACCAAAAGAAAAATAGCGAAAGCCTGAAGCAACAGCGCCAGGAGCTGCAGAACCTGCTGAATAAAATTAGCCCGGTCAACAAGGCGCTGGATGAACTGGACACGATCCAGGAGAGCCTGGCGAAGTTTCGCGGTAAAGGGCTGGTGGGAGACGAGGACTTTACTCGCTACAACAGCGTGCTTGAGACGACCCGAGCTAAACTGGCGCAGGTCATGGAGTCTGAGACCGCAGAGGGGCGGGCTCGCATTGAACAGGCACAGGCAGCGCAGCGTGCAGCTGCGGCGGGCAAAACCTTTATCGACTCGCTGGAAGAGCAGGTCACAGCAATCGGTAAAACGCGCGCAGAACTGTTAGAGCTAAAAGCAGCCCAACTTGGCGTGTCCGATCGTGCTGCACCGATGATCGCCCGACTGAAAGAGCAGGAGGAAGCGTGGAAGTCAGGAGCGATCAGCGCGGGGCAATACCGCAATGCGATGCGTTATCTACCAATGCAAATGACCGACATCGTAACTTCATTGGCGTCCGGTATGCCGGTTTATATGGTAGCCATTCAGCAGGGTGGCCAGTTGCGCGATTCGTTTGGCGGTGTAGGCAATGCTCTGAAAGCGATGTTGTCGATGGTGACTCCTGCCCGAGTGGCCATTGGTGGCCTGGCCGGTGCTGTTCTGATTGCTGCAAAAGCGGGAGCAGACTACTTCACAGCCTACGACGATATTAATAAAGCCATTATCAGGACAGGCAACATTGCCGGTACTTCAGCGCTCCAGGTTATGGCTTCCTCTCAGTCGATTGCTGCCTCTACTGGCGCTACTGTAGAAACCGTTCAGAGTCTGATGACTGAACTGATTAGCATGGGTTCGCTCACACATCAGCAGCTTGAAAAAGTGGCAGACTCTACGGCACTTGCAGTTCAAACCGGTATTGTTTCGGCGCAGGACATCACCAAGGCATATGAGGATATAGAAAAGGATCCGGTTAAAGCCCTTCAGAGTCTAAACGAACAATACAACTTCCTGACTGTTTCGCAGCTTAAGCACATTGATGAGCTGGTGAAGCAGAAGGACCAGACCGCTGCAGTTACACAGGCCATGGACCTGTTTGGCGATACGATGGCACAACGTGGAGAACAGGCTTACGACTCGTTGACGCCGTTTGGTCGCCTGTGGCTGGATATCAAGGGCTGGGCGTCTGAGGCCATGCAGAGTATCGGTCAGTGGGTAGCTGAACTGGCATCAAACACACTGAAGGAATTCAACGCAATTTATTACAGCGTAGCGATCGTTTTCCAGAAGCTGAACCAGATCATTTCTTCCTCTATCGCGGCTGCGATTAATCTCATTCCTGACTGGGCGAAAACAGATACTTTGCAGGGATGGCAGGACTACAACGAACAAATGGCCGGCGCTTATGGCGACAGCGTCTCTCAGCTGAAAAAAGACTGGGATGCCGCTGATATCAGTGCAGGTAAATACCTCGATACGACCAGAAAGATAAGTACCGCAACCACCCAGAAGGATCGGGAAGGAGTCGCTTCTTTTGGTAAAAAGACGCAAACCGGAAAGCAGGGCACTTTATCGGCTGGCGATCGCAGCACGGATGCTGCCCAGGCCGAGTTGCTGGCGCTTCAGTCTCAGTTACGCGCGCTGCAGCAGCATAAAGGGCTGAACGACACTATCAGCCAGCAGCGCAAAGATCTGTGGACGACTGAAGCGAAATTTCAGGTGCTGGAGGAGGCCTCCCGATCTCGCTCTCTGACAAAGCAGGAGCAATCCCTGCTGGCGAGTAAAGACCAGGTGCTTCAGTTGGCACGGCAGAAAGCCCTGTTAGGTGATCAGATTACCGCACAGGAACAGCTGAACAAGCGAATGGATACCTCGCAGAAATACGTCACACAGATGGCAGAGAAGCAGGCTGCATTAGTGAACGGTGCCGGGATGAGTGACCGTCAGGCTCAACGTGAGCTGGCAAAGAGCCAGCTTTCCTCTGGCTGGTTCAACTCCGGCGGCACGCTTGACGACGAGGGCTATCAGAAGCAGCTTAAGGCGGCGAATGATTACTATGATGCAGAGGACAGGTTGCGTGGCGACTGGTTGACCGGCGTGAAAAAGGGTTGGGCTGAATTTGAGGACAGCGCGACTAATGTTTACTCGCAGGTGCAGACGATTACCAGCAATGCGTTCACCGGGATGGCCAGCACGCTCACCGACTTTTTTACTACAGGTAAATCTAACTTCTCAGACTTCCTTTCTACTTTCCTCAAGGGCATCGCCCAGATGCTGACACAACTGGCTTTGGTTAATGGAATGAAGTCAGCGTTTGGTGGAACGGGTATCGGTGCGTTCTTTGGTTTCTCTGGTGGTGGTCTAGTGCCGGGATTCGATAGCGGCGGTTACACCGGTGATGGCGGTAAATACCAACCGAAAGGCGTAGTTCATGGTGGTGAGTTTGTATTTACGAAGGAAGCGACCAGTGCACTTGGTGTTGGCAATCTCTATGCGCTTATGCGTGGAGCTCAGGGGTATGCAAACGGCGGCTACGTTGGAAACGCACCGATGTTCGGGTTACAGGGAGGTAGTTCCGCTATAAATGTTAATGTCGGTGGTGTTGTGATTCAGGGACGTGAGCAACCAACGACAAGGTCGGCTCCAGCAAATAATGTGGATATCATCAAACAGCTCAAGCCGGCAATAGTTAACGTAATATCTGAGCAGGCGCAGCGGCCGGGGACGCCTTTATGGAATGCAATAAAAGGAACGCGATGAAGCTTAGTCAGTCCTTCGAAATACCGTTCCATGGCTCTAACGATTAGCACGACAAACAGCCTACTCAGGTGGGCTGTTTGTCGGTGATCAGTTGTAATAACTTACAATGCTCGTCAATTGCATCCCATATCATATCCTGCTGATCTCCATCCCACTCTTCAAACATCGCTAGTTCAGAGCGGAACTGTTTGAGCCTGATGTTAATGGCGGCTATTTCATTGCGGCCACATTTCTTAGCCATTTTAATCAATGATGCTTCAGGTGTCTTTTCATAGGGAGACAGCCCGGCCCGCGCTTTAATATATAGTGTCGTCAGTCTGTTCATAGGACTTCAATCGCGAATATTGGGTTGCTCTAACATAAATTTATAGTGAGGTATTTTTAACTGCCTGAGACAGGTATCTTTCCATAACCCGCATTTTGCTAGATATGTGAAGGGGTGACCGCTTCGACTTTTTTTGAGTTTTTTTATCAAATCACAATAACGCACGGTTCGTCGACAACATTTCAAAAGATTAATATTAAACGAATCCCACTACTGTTCTTTGTGATAACTAACCCTTCAATCGTAGGTATTTAGCATTCTTTCTATGCGATAATAGTGTTAATGCAATGAATGGATGAAGGGCGATGGGATTTTCATATTGGTTTACCGTATGTGCTTGTTTTTTGATTGGTCCTATAACATTGGTTCAGTCTTTCGGCTACCTGCGCAAGGGAATCTATACCAAAACATTCAAGGGAACGAGTCGAAAGGAGTACATTCACAAGGATGCCAGGCCCTTTGAATACTGGTTCAGCATTATCTTTGAGTTTGGAGCGAGCTTCTTGCTAATTGGCGTAGGATTCTGGCTCTTAAGGGATATCCCCGCTGTCAACGAATGGTATGCTGAAATCCGCGCGATGTTACCTTATTGATTTTATGGCCAGACAGCACTTCAACGTTACTCCATTTAAGAGCACATCATTTTTGTTAAGCAATTGACCCGCTTCGGCGGGTTTTTTTATACCCGGAGGAAAGTTGGCGATCGAAACATTTATCTGGCGAACCCAGATTCAGGCGGGCATGGAAGGGGAGTTTACTTACGTAACGCGCTCTGCTTCCTTTGGAGACAGCTTTGAACAGATCGCCGGTGAAGGCATCAATCCTGAAAAACAGTCATGGCCGATGACCTTAACGGGAAAAAAGGCAGAGATGCTCGATGTGCTGAGTTTTTGCCGCAAGCACATCACAAAATCCTTTATCTGGACGTCTCCTGTTGGCGAAACAGGTTTATACCGGATTGAAGCTGATTCCATTAAAGCCCAGCCGCTATCCAGCAAAGTGATGACCATAAAAGCAACCTTCAAACAGGCATACGCACCATGATTACTGAAGATTATCAACGCCTCGAACCGGGTGAAAAAATACGTCTTCTTGAGGTAGACGGTTCTGCGTTTGGTCTGGACGATGTTCTGCGCTTTCACGCTTATAACCTCCCGCATACTGAAGAAGAGATTGCGGCTGCTGGTGGCGACGAATCAAAGTTAAAGGCGAAGAGTATCTGGTGGCAGGGCGAAGAGTTTGGTGCCTGGCCATATAAGTTAGAGGGACTGGAAGCTTCAACCGATGGCAGTAGCGCCCAGCCGACTCTCACCGTTGCCAACATTGACAGCTCTATCACTGCGCTCTGTCTGGCCTATGACGATATGCTGCAGGCCAAAGTTACGATTCATGACACTTTTGCGCATTACCTGGATGCGCGCAATTTCCCGGATGGAAATCCCACAGCAGATCCCTTGCAGGTGAGGAAGCGGGTTTTCTATATCGACGGTAAAAATAGCGAGCTTCCCGGTGAAAGTATCGAGTTTGTTCTTACCAGCCCGATGGATCTACAGGGATTGATGATCCCGACCAGACAGCTGCATTCCCTTTGCACATGGTGCATCCGGAATAGATACCGCACCGGCGATGGGTGCGATTATGCCGGCACGCTTTACTTCGACAGAAACAACAATCCGGTAAGTGATCCCTCATTGGATGAATGCAACGGCACGCTCACCGCCTGCAAGCTTCGGTTTGGTGAACACAATGAACTTCCTTTCGGTGGTTTTCCAGGAACATCTTTGATCAGGAGTTAACATGCGTCGGAAAACAATTCAGGACATCCTTGCGCATGCTGCGAAAGAATATCCCCGCGAATGCTGTGGCGTGATAGCGCAGAAAAGCCGGGTGGAACGCTATTTCCCATGCCGTAATCTGGCTGTCGAACCAACGGAACAGTTTCACCTTGCGCCAGAGGATTACGCTGCTGCTGAAGACTGGGGGACGATAACGGGAATCGTACATAGCCACCCGGACGCGACGACCCAACCAAGCGAACTGGACAAGGCTCAATGCGATGCAACGTTGCTGCCCTGGCACATTGTTAGTTGGCCGGAAGGAGACTTTCGTACCATTACTCCCCGCGGCGAATTACCTCTACTCGGGCGCCCGTTTGTGCTCGGACACTACGACTGTTGGGGGCTGGTGATGAGCTATTTCCGGCAGGAGCATGATGTCGAACTTCATGATTACCGTGTTGATTATCCGTGGTGGGAGGAATCCTATCTGGATAATTTCTATCAGGATTGCTGGTACGAATGTGGTTTCCGCGAATTCAGTGGATCACCGATGCCGGGCGATTTGATCATCATGCAGGTGGAATCGAATAAGTGGAACCATTCAGGGATCTTGCTGGAGGGGAATATGCTTCTCCATCATCTTTATGGTCACCTCAGTCAACGTGTGCCATATGGAGGGTACTGGATGGAGAGAACCATGAAAATTGTCAGGCATAAAAGCCTAATCATGCAGGAGGGATAATGTGCGAATCCGTCCGTACTGTTCGCCTATATGGTGTTTTGGGTACTACGTTTGGCCGCGAATTCCAACTTTCGGTAGCTTCACCAAAAGAAGCCATCCGCGCATTGTGCGTTATCGTGCCAGGCTTCGAGCGTTTTTTGAATACCAGTAAGCAGCGCGGGCTTACTTACGCTGTATTCAGTGGAAAGCGTAACCTAAACGATGACGAACTCTCTATGGATCAGAGTAGTGCTGATATCCGTATTGCGCCGGTTATCCTCGGGAGTAAACGTGGTGGAGTATTCCAGACCATCTTAGGCGTGGCTTTGGTCGCAGTTGGTGCTGTGGCGTCATACTTTGGCGGTGGTGCTGTCGGCGTTCCTCTAATGCAATTTGGCGCTGCGATGGCCCTTGGCGGTGTCGTACAAATGCTTTCTCCGCAGACAACCGGACTTGCCAGCAAGCAATCGGCAGACAACAAGGCCAGTTATGCCTTTGGTGGAGTAACAAATACGACAGCTCAGGGCAATCCGGTACCACTCTTGTATGGTCGGCGCCGTATAGGTGGCGCGATCATCTCCGCCGGTATCTATGTTGAAGATCAGCAATAAGCATGCTGTAATGGGCTTACTTAATATGGGGTAACTTGAGCTTAGATTCAAAAATGAAAGAAATATCTACTCTTTTCCTTTGTACTTCCTTATTTTCAGGCATGGCTTTAGCTGATAACCATTACATACCTCTCCTCTATAATTTATCTACTATGTTTGATTTCAATCCCGTTAAAGGAGCTATCAAATCATTAGATACTGATGTTGAAGAAAATGGTAAGGTCACTTATAAAATCGCCATCAGACTGGCTAAGAATGGTTGTGTCGAAAGCTTAGATCTTGACAACGTTTCGTCTGGTCATGAAACAAATCTAAAAAATAGCAATGGAAGTCTTGTTGGACAGAGAGATGGTAAACCTTTCTCTATACAGCTCGATGAAAAATGTAATATTTTGAGTAAAAATGAAAATGGTGACGAGTTGCGATATAGTCTTTACTCGAATGGATTAATTAAAGATACTTATTATTTGGGTAAGAAAATATCTGAGCATTTTTATGATGATAATTCTAATTTGATACGTTCTGAGTTTTATGGTTCTGGAGAGATTCTCTCTAAAAACGAAATATCTTATGTTGATAAAGACAGGAAGCCTCTTGATTATAAAATCATAAACACATCAGTTTACTCGGAAGGTTATACAGCAACGAATACTTGTCATTATAGTGAAAAGCTTGTCCCTGAAATATGTAAAGTAACAATGCAGAGCGCAGGGAATCCTGTGCCGAAGCCAGTACTAATGACAGCGAATACGAAAGTTGAATTCTACTAGATTAAATACATTTCAATAAGCCACCTCTGGGTGGCTTTTTTTATGGGCGTAATATGGCAACTGCAATCGCTATAAAAGGCCGCAAGGGCGGCAGTTCAAGCTCAAGAACTCCTACAGAACAGCCAGACGATCTACAGTCAGTAGCCAAGGCAAAAATCCTTCTGGCGCTGGGAGAGGGGGAGTTTGCTGGTGGCCTGACTGCGCGCGATATTTATCTCGATGGCACTGCACTTGAGAACGCAGATGGTTCGCAGAACTTCAGCGGTGTGGCGTGGGAGTTTCGTTCTGGAACTCAGGCGCAAAAATACATTCAAGGGATCCCGGGTACCGAAAATGAAATCAATGTAGGTTCCGAAGTTTCCAGCACCACTGCATGGACGCGCACGTTCACCAATACGCAGCTTTCAGCTGTTCGCCTGCGTCTAAAATGGCCTTCTCTCTTCAAACAGGAGGATGATGGCGATCTGGTTGGCTATTCGGTCAACTACGCAGTTGACCTGCAGACAGATGGCGGTACCTGGCAGACGGTGCTAAATACCAGCGTGACCGGGAAAACCACCTCTGGTTATGAACGCAGCCACCGTATTGATTTACCTCAGGCGAGCAGCACCTGGACCATCAGGCTGCGCAAGATTACAGCCGATGCCAATAGCGCGAAGATTGGCGACACGATGACGCTGCAAAGCTTCACAGAAGTAATCGACGCCAAACTGCGCTATCCGAATACCGCGCTTCTGTACATCGAATTTGACTCGAGCCAGTTTAATGGCTCAATTCCGCAAATTTCTTGCGAGCCCCGCGGGCGTGTTATTCGTGTGCCCGATAACTATGACCCCGAAACAAGAATGTACAGCGGCACCTGGACGGGCGCATTTAAGTGGTCATGGACGGATAACCCTGCGTGGATATTTTACGATCTGGTGGTCACTGACCGCTTCGGCCTTGGTAATCGGCTAACAGCAGCCAATATCGATAAATGGACGCTTTATCAGGTCGCTCAGTATTGTGATCAACCGGTACCGGACGGTAAGGGTGGTAGCGGAACTGAACCGCGTTACACCTGCAACGTTTACATTCAGGATCGGAATGACGCTTACACTGTCCTGCGTGACTTTGCTGCCATTTTTCGAGGCATGACCTACTGGGGAGACGAGCAGATTGTTGCCCTTGCAGACATGCCCAGAGATGTCGATTTTACCTACACACATGCTAACGTAGTCGACGGCAAATTTGTGTATTCCAGCAGCACAACCAAAAGTCGCTACACAAATGCTCTTGTTTCCTGGTCAGATCCGGCAAATGGATATGCTGATGCAATGGAGCCAGTCTTCGAACAGGAGCTGGTGGCGCGCTATGGTTTCAACCAGCTTGAGATCACCGCCATCGGTTGCACCCGGCAGTCAGAGGCTAACAGAAAAGGACGCTGGGGGATCCTGACCAACAATAAAGACAGGGTTGTAACGTTTGACGTTGGCTTGGACGGCAATATTCCTCAGCCGGGCTACATAATTGCTGTTTCTGACCGAAATCTTTCAGGGAGAGATTTAGGCGGTCGATTATCCGCGGTTAATGGTCGTGTACTCAAACTTGACCGGGTACCAAGTGCTAAGGCCGGCGACAGGATAATGGTAAACCTGCCGTCGGGTATTACCCAATCCCGGACGATTCAGTCCCTGTCCGGCGAAATGGCCACCGTGACAACCGCCTTTAGCGAATTTCCGCAGGCTGAGGCTGTATGGGTTATTGAATCTGATGAACTTTATGCGCAGCAGTACAGGGTAGTTAGTGTCACCGATAACAATGACGGGACATATACCATCACGGGGGCAAATCACGATCCGGATAAATATGCCCGTATCGATACGGGTGCCATCATTGATCAACGGCCGGTGAGTGTCATTCCTCCAGGTAACCAATTGCAGCCAGCCAATATCGTGATCGGCTCGTTTTCGGTGGTTCAGCAGAATATCAGCGTCGAAACCATGCGAGTGAGCTGGGACCAGGCACAAAATGCCATCGCCTATGAGGCGCAGTGGCGCCGCAACGATGGGAATTGGGTTAACGTGCCGCGCAGCTCCACCTCGTCATTCGACGTCCCCGGGATTTATGCCGGGCGCTACCTGGTGCGCGTGCGCGCAATTAATGCCGCAGAAATTTCATCCGGATGGGGCTATTCAGAAGAGAAAACGCTGACGGGTAAAGTGGGCAACCCACCGAAGCCGATTGGCTTCATCGCTTCCGAAAACGTGGTATTCGGTATCGAGCTGAATTGGGGATTCCCGGCGAATACCGACGACACGCTGAAGACTGAAATTCAGTACAGCCTGACCGGTTCCGAAGACGATGCGATGCTGCTGGCCGATGTGCCTTACCCGCAGCGCAAATATCAGCAGATGGGCCTTAAGGCTGGGCAGATTTTCTGGTACCGGGCGCAGCTGGTGGACCGCAGCGGCAACGAATCAGGTTATACAGAATGGGTGCGAGGACAGGCCAGCATCGATGTTTCCGACATCACTGATGTGATCCTGGAGGAAATTAAAGACTCGGATACCTTCAAGGACCTGATCGAGAACGCGGTGGACAGCAACGAAAAAATTGCTGGCATGGCTGATGAAATCAAAAATCATGCTGACGAACTCGAGCAGCAGGCGAATGACATCCAGGAGAACGCTGACGGGCTGGCGCGGGCCGAAGTGAAGATAGACGAGATTTCTGTGTCGATGGACGGCATGACGGGAAGTGTGAAGAACTCGGCAATTGCGATAATCCAGGCCAATCTTGCTCAGGTGGCAACGCGTAAAACTCTGTCGGCATCGGTAGCCGGTAACAGCGCGCAGCTGGACCGCATTGATGAGGTGATCGTCATTGACAAGGAGGCAACGGCACGCGCATTGCTGAGCCTGCAGACGAACGTCAACGGTAATACGGCATCCATCAACAATCTGAACCAGACGGTTTCGAATTATCAGCAGGCCACGGCGACGCAGATAAACG